TTCACAATTATTACTCTGAGCGGATGCAGCAGCCCAGTCCCAGTAGCGGTAACGTGTCCACCGTTTCCAAGCCCGCCCAATGTCCTAATGTCAGCGCCCCCGACACAGGACTTATTAGACGCTGCGCTCAAACTACCCTCCAGTTAACCGAACTTCAAAAATGGGTTCAAAGTGTGACTAAATGAACGTTGCTGATCGAATTACCGTTATTTGCTGTGTATCACTCGCTGTTGTGTTGTTATCAACAGTGTGCGTTGTGTTGATCGGATTGTTTGATCCGCTTGTTGATAACGCTGAGATTTTTAAATTAATTAATCCTGCGTTCAACATGATCGTAGGCGCATTCGTTGGCACAATTGCCGGGATCAAAATAGGAAAAGAGGATAAAGGCGATGAATAGTAATTGGCAAAAATCGTTTGAATTAATGCTCAAGTCGGAAGGTGGTTATGTGAACAATCCTGCCGATCCAGGCGGCATGACCAATCTCGGCGTGACTAAGGCAACTTGGGAAAACTGGGTAGGTCGCGCCTCGGATGAAGCTGAGATGCGCAGCTTAACTCCAGAAAAGGTTGAGCCTTTATACAAGAAGAAGTATTTCGACGCTGTACGCGGCGATGAGCTACCTATAGGGTTGGACTACCTCTTGTTTGATTTTGCCGTGAACGCTGGGGTGGGTCGTTCGATAAAGACCCTTCAAACCGCAGTGGGTGTGCCAGCTGATGGCGGGTTTGGGCCACTTACGATGGCAGCGGTACAAACCCAAAATCCTAAACAACTAATTGAACAATTTAGCCAAGCCAAAGAAAACTTTTATCGTAGCCTGCCAACGTTTGCAACGTTTGGTCGCGGTTGGCTTAATCGAGTGGCAGACGTTAAACTGAAAGCTAACTCAATGATTGGATAATTGCCATGACCGTCTCTTGGGTAATGACTTATGATAATTTGATCTCGATTATTCCAGAATACTTGGAACGATCCGATCAAGCGACGATCAATGCTATTCCTACTTTTATTACCCTGGCAGAATTTGAAATTGCTCGTGAGGTTAAAACCCTCGGTCAACTTCAAGTAGCAACGTCCGCAATGAATTTTGGTAACCCACAATTGGCAAAACCCGCGTTGTGGACAAAAACAGTTTCAATGAACTATACCAATGCTTCTGGTGTAAGAACGCCAATACTGTTGCGCAAGTATGAGTATCTGACAAATTATTGGCCTAACAATACAAATACATCAGCGCCTTTGTTTTATGCAGATACTGATTGGGATCATTGGTATATCGCTCCAACACCTGACCAGGCATACAATTTTGAGGTGTTGTATTACGAACGCTTGCCTCCTCTAAGCTCTACAAACCAAACAAATTGGCTTACGCGCAACGCGCCAAACGTTATGTTGTATGGCACTTTATTGCAAGCCATGCCTTATCTTAAAAATGACCAGCGTGTCATTTTCCAACAAAAATACACTGAAGGTATCAAGGCGCTGAAAGACGAAGACGTATCACGCGTGGGTGACCGACAAGCCGTTGCTGTGGATAGCTAATCATGACTACATATACCAGTCCTTTTACAGGTCAGACAATCAACCCGGCACAAGTGTCGTATGAGAGTTTGACCATTAGTGGTTCAGTCACCCTGCAATGGCCTATCAACGGGAACACAACAAACGTTGTTGCTGGCATTATTGAAGTAGCAGCGACCACTGCTGGTTCAGCGTTAGTGCTTCCTGCAGCAACTGAAGTTTCGGTTGGAACCGCTTTCATTGTACGCAACGTTGGCACGGCAGGAAACTACGCAGTTACGATTCAAAATTACTCTGGCGGCACAATTATCAGTGTTCCGGTCGCGCCCACTACGGCGACGGTCAATACCTACTATATTTACCTAACGAATAACAATACGCTCAATGGCACTTGGAGCACGATCGCCATGGGCATCGGTGCATCAGCTGCGAGCGCATCAGCCCTGGCTGGTTCAGGATTGTTAGCAATCAACACCACGCTTAACGAAAATACGCCGCTCACCACGTTTTCATCAGCGTATCAATTTTTAAATAACGATCGTGCGCAACTGTATGTGTGGACAGGTGGTGCGGGAACGGCAACGCTTCCAAACGTATCAACTGTTGGGGCAGGTTGGTTCGTAATTGTAAAGAATGACGGCACAGGCATTCTCACTGTTTCCACTGGGAGCTCTGCAGTTATTGACGCCCCCGCGGTCAACACGACATCAATTCAAGTACAGATTGCCAATTCGAGCGTTTTTGTAACGGATGGAACAAACTGGTTTACTTATGCGTTGGCTCAAACCAACGTGTTTACCTATACTCAATATATTCAACCAGTTGGCTCGATTGTTTCTAGCCCATTTACGGTTACCGCGGCAAATGCAAAGTCTGTCATTCAGCAATACTCGGGTGTTTTAGGGCTTAATCTAACGGTGCTTTTGCCACCGACCGTGCAATTATATTCACTGCGCAACATCACAACGGGTTCGTATTCGTTGACATTTGGTATTGCTGGCTCGGCTGGAACAACGTTAGTTGTGCCACAGAATCAAACAATCATTGCAATTAGCGATGGTACAAATTTATATAACGCAAACTCAGCGACAACAAGTTTTATTGCAGCGTTATCTCTTGGTAACGGCACCGCGGCAAATCCTTCTTTGTCATTCCAAAGTGATGCGACAACCGGGTTGTTTTTAGCAGCCTCTGGTCAACTTGGATTTGCAGTAAGCGGATCGCAAGCGGGTACCTTGACGGGTACTGGATTACAACTCCCTGTTGGTATTAATGCAGGAGCGTTCTAATGACGACGAAGAAAGTCGCCGTCTTACAAGTAGCGCCAGGCATTCAGCGCGATGGTACTGTTTTTGCATCACCATCTTATGTCGATGGTCAGTGGATGCGTTTCCAGTACGGTCGACCTAGAAAGATTGGCGGTTATTCTGGGGCATTTTTAAATGCATCAGGAATCAGTCGGGGAATAATCCTTCAGTCTCAAGATGGTTTAACGTACGTCGTATCTGGTTTTAGTGATCAATTAAGCCAGTGGGTAATTGCTAATGACCAGGCAATCGGAACTGGGCCAGCCCTGATTGCAATTGTAGGATCTACAAATGGGGTAGCAATTACCTCACAGGGTTCTGGATACTCAAACGGTACTTACACTGGGGTTGCTTTTACTACCGCAAGTGGAAACGGTTCCGGTGCATTATTGACTGTGGTTGTTAGTAGCAACAAGGTATTTAGCATCACCTTGACTGCAAATGGCGTAGGTTATCAGACTGCAGATACGTTTACGATCGCAGCTGCAGCCATCGGCGGTACAGGTTCTGGATTTGTTGGAACTATTACCTCAGTAACTAATTTTTCGTCAAACTCAAATAATTTGTGGCAATTTGATATTGGTTATGACCCATATGGAACGGGAAACAATAATTTAATTGCGCACCCTGGTCAAAATCTTACATACATTGACTCGCAAATTAACACTAGACCGTTGTTAGGCACCTTTACTGGTCTTACAGTAAGCGCTGTAGGCGTTTTTACGGCAGTGGCAGCGACTGTAACCTCTGGCTCACCCAATGTAACCTTCGCTCAAACAAACGTTGCTATGGGCGCAGGAGTGTTTGTATCAGGCACTGGCATACCAGCCAATACATCGATTGTGTCTTCGTCTTTAGTGTCTGGTATCTGGACGGTAGTTTTAAACAAAAACGCCACGGCAAATGGCACAAACGTCACGTTAACTTTTGACAACAACATCAGTGTGTCTGGTGGTGTTGTGATGCTCTACCCATACTTGTTTGTTTATGGCAATTACGGATTGATTCAAAATTGCTCTGCAGGTAATTTTAATAATTGGACATCTGCAGACTCAAATGCAAATAACGTATCTTCAACGAAGATCATTAAAGGACTTCCTTTACGAGGTGGTACTACGAGCCCAGCAGGTTTATTTTGGAGCCTAGATAGCGTTATACGCGTAACCTATGCACCCCAGACTGTAGGCACCTCATCTATTTATTGGCGCTATGATTTGTTGACTCAACAATCTTCAATCATGTCGAGTCAATGCGTAATTGAGTATGACGGTTTGTATTATTGGTGTGGAACTGATCGATTCTTAATGTATAACGGTGTGGTTCAAGAAATTAAAAACACCCAAAACATGAATTGGTTTTTTGACAACATCAATATTTCACAACGTCAAAAAGTATGGGTTAGTAAAATTCCAAGGTTTGGTGAAATTTGGTGGTTTTATCCTCGCGGTAATTCTGTCGAATGTAACGACGCAATTATTTATAACGTGCGAGAACAATGTTGGTACGATGCAGGGCTGGCAGATGGTGCAACACGCTCTGCCGGGTACTTCTCAGAAGTATTTAGAAAACCAATTTGGGCTGGAAACACTTCCAACGTCATTAACAATTACACGTTGTGGGTGCATGAACAAGGTACCAATCAAGTTTA